TTAATTATTCCTATTCCTCTGGTGTTGTTAGTGGAAGTTGGGGAACTGCAACTGCGAAACCTTTAGATAATGTTTTGTGGGAAGATGGTGATGAGGATATGCCTAGTGATGTTTCAGTAGGTGATATCAAACAATATGGATTAAAACCACAACACAAACAAAGAGTAAACGACCAAGCAAACGGATTACTTTCTAAATATGATTGGTATGTAATCAGAAATACAGAGGATAATACTAAATCTATTCCTAGTGATGTTTCAACTTACAGAACTAATGTTAGAACCAAGGCTAATGAAATGTGTACTCAGATTGATAACGCATCAACAGTAGATGCCTTAAAGACATTATACGAATACACAGAACAAGATGATGGTACTTTCACAAGACCATTAGCTGAATTTCCAGAGGAACTCTAAATGACTTTCCCTATTCTTGGTGGGAACAGTGCAGTCGCAGGTTATAGCATTGATAATTCCCTAAGATTTAATGATAATGATAGTGCTTATTTAAGTAGAACAAACGCATCTGGTGGTAGTAGAAAAATATTTACTTTTTCTTGTTGGTTTAAAAAATCCACTTTAGGTTCAGCTTCGGATGACCAAATATTGTTTTCATCTTGGGATGGCTCAAATGGTATTCTAATTCAAATAGATTCTAACGATTTACTTCAAGTATATTCAAAAGTTGGAGGTACTGTAAAATTAAATGTAAGAAGCGAAATGGTTTTTAGAGATGTTTCTGCTTTTTATCATTTGGTAGTAAAATTTGATTCTAATAGTACAAATTTAGACTTATATGTAAATGGGGTAGAAATATCTCAAACAGTTGTTGTAGCATTTACAGATGCTGACCACGAAATAAATGAGTCTGGTGGTACACATTATATTTGTTCAATGGATGGTTCATCTAGATTTTGGGATGGTTATTTAGCAGAAACGCATTACATTGACGGAACTGCAAAATCCCCTACTGACTTTGGTGAATTTGATGAAGATAGTGGAATATGGAAACCCAAAGCATATTCTGGAACGTATGGCACGAATGGTTTTTATCTAGATTTTGAAAACAGTGGAAGTTTAGGTACTGACCAATCTGGTAATGGTAATAACTTCACCCCTACTAATTTAGCATCTACTGACCAAACAACTGATACACCGACTAATAACTTTGCTACTTTAAATGCATTACAGGTCACTAATTCAGATATTGCTTTATCTGAGGGTAATGTAAAACAAGTAATCACTAATAACTGGAAATATACACCAGCTACTTTTGGAGCAAGTAGTGGCAAATGGTATGCAGAAATTAAATTAGAAGACGCATCAAATTTTATTGTTGGTGTTATGCAATTAAATGGAGCATCAGACACGACTTCTGAAATGAATACCAACAACACTATATTAGGAAGTAATAGTGCAGGAGATGCTTGGGGATTATATGGAAGTACTAATGAAGTAGGAACATATAAAAATAATAACACTCCTAATTTTGGAAATTTATCAAGTAATTTTGTTGGTAATTGGAGCAATAATGATATTTGTATGATTGCTTTAGACACAGATAATCAAAAAATATGGTTTGGTAGAAATGGAAGTTGGGATAATAGTGGCGACCCATCAGCAGGAACAAATCCAATGCCTGTAAATACTGCTATGATTGCAGGTGAAACATTTACTTTTGCAGGTGGTGGAGAAAATAATACTAATTTATGGAACTTCGGCAATCCTCCTTTCTCAATATCATCTGGAAACAGTGACGGAAACGGATATGGAAACTTTGAATACGCACCACCCTCTGGCTATCTTGCACTATGTACTCAAAACCTAGCAACTGCCTTATCCCCTACGATTGATGATGGTAGTGCTTATTTCCATACACAACTTTATGCAGGTAATGGTAGCACACAATCAATAACCAATGATGCCTATTCTGGTGATTTTAAACCAGATTGGTTATGGATAAAAGAAAGACAAGGAACTTCAAGTCATTTTTTATTTGATAGTACCAGAGGTGCGGGAAAATATTTACATTCAAATAGTACTTCTACTGAGGGTAATGATGTTCACCAAACTTCATTTGATACTGATGGATTTAGTGTTGGGCAACAAAATGGAACAAATGAAAACAATAACACTTATGTAGCATGGCAGTGGAAAGCCAATGGTGGTACTACCTCATCTAACACTGATGGTGATGTCACTTCTACTGTGCAAGTAAATTCAACTGCAGGTTTCAGTATCACTACATTTACAGGAAATAGTAGTCCACCTTTAGCAGTTGGTCATGGATTAGGTGTTGCACCTCAAGTTGTTCTTGCTAAACACAGAAACGTAGCAACACACTGGAGAATGTGGCATCAAGGATTATCTGGTGCAGGTTATTATGTGATTTTAGATTTAACTAATGCTCAAGCAAATAGTGAGCCAATATTTTCTGGATTACCTACATCTACTACAGTTGGATTTTTAAGTGATTTTGCTAATACATCACATGATATAGTTTTTTATTCTTTCGCAGAAATAGAAGGATACTCCAAATTCGGTAGCTATACAGGAAACGGAAATGCTAATGGAACATTTATCTATACAGGGTTTAAACCCTCTTTTGTTATAAGTAAAAGAACTAATGGCACAGGTGCTTGGGTAGTACAAGATGATAAAAGACCTGCTTACAATCAAGGTGGTAATTATGTTTATGCCAATGCTTCAAATGGAGAAGCTACAGATTTACCCATAGATATTTTATCAAATGGATTTAAACAAAGACAAGGTTCTTTTAACGATAATAATGGCTCTGGTGACTCATACATCTACATAGCATTTGCATCAAATCCATTTGTTGATAGTAATGGAGTCCCCGTCACTGCGAGATGAAGAATGATTGGTTTTTATGGCTATGTTCTTTTGCACTAATATCTTTAGTTCTGGGTTTAGGCTTCTCTAAAAAAAATTTATATGCTGAAACCAACACTGTGTCGAGTACGGTAGTAAACAACACACCCCCAACTGCTAACTCCCCTGCAATCAATATAGTCAATAGTGATATTTGTAAATCTGGTGTCAGTGGTGCTATTCAATCTAATGTCATTGGATTTAGTACAGGTGTCACGATTACTGACATGAACTGTGAAAGAATTAAATTAGCAAGAAGTCTTTATTCTATGGGAATGAAAGTTGCAGGTGTTTCTATTCTATGCCAAGATGCAAGAGTCTTTGATGCTATGTATTTTTCTGGAACAAGCTGCCCTTATATAGGTGGTAAGATTGGACAAGATGCAGTTGATGGTTGGATGTCAGAAGAAGGACAAAAATTAATTCCAGAAGGTAGTGTTGTAAAAGCACAGTTCCAAAAAACCCAAACAGTTAATGAACCAACCAAAGAGGGGGATTGGGATGCAATTAAAGATTTTGGTCTTATTGCTCTTAGTATGCTTCTCATACTCTAAGGCTCAAGACTGTTCCACTGATACAATAGGTTTATGTACTCCATCAGTCACAGATGTGATTGTTGAAGATAAAGTTATTGAAGAAGATAGTGATAGTACAGGTATTACTATTATTGAAACTATAACCACTACCACAACTACATCCACAGTCACTAATGAAGATAGTGGTGATTTATTAGATGGTAGTAATGGGTTTGTTTCTACATCTAAAGAGGGTGATATGGATATTGATTGGGGTGGACAAGGAAGTGCGTCTATGCCTAGTGGTTCTTCTTGTTATGGATTAGGAACAGATAAATGTGCCATGATTACAGGAAGTGGTAATAACACCTCTACCATGGGTGTTGCAGGAATGGGTACAACCTTTATTCAAATCATAGATATTTCAGAACTAGATATTAATTATGGCGGCACAACTGAATATACAATTAAAGTAGATAAGCAAGACAAAGAAGATAGAATTTATATGCACATCACAGGTAGAAATGGAACTACCAATGTCTTTAATGGTACTAATATATTATCAGAAACAGGCATAGCGAGTGGATATCAGCAATATTCTGGTAATTTTGATTTTTCTGGTAAATTAACAACCCTTATTGTTGAGGTGGGTGGTAGAGATATTAACCTAGCAGTCGGTCCTGTCTTTGATGATGTGACTATTAATGTTCTCTACAATGTTATTGAAACGATTGTCACCCAAGAAATAACCAAGCTAGAAACTTTTATTGCTTTAAATTTAGACCAACCAGAAATGATTGATGTCGCCAAAGATGTATTTGAATTTAATGATGTATCTAAGCAAGATGATTTTATTATGTTTGAACCCATAGAACCAGAACCAATGGAAATTTCTTATGAAGCTATTGAAGCTGAATTAGATGCACCTGTTATTGAAGAAATAAAAATAGAAGAAGCACCTATGGAAGAAATTATAGAAGTTGAAATGGAAGAAATCGTAGAAGAAATTGTAGAAGAACCTGTAGAGGAAGTAGAAGTCGCTAGTGTTGATGAACCTGTAGATGAACCTATTGAAGAAACAAAAGAAGAACCCAAAGAAGATGTAAAAGAAACCAAACAAGAGAAGGCTAATAAGATAGTCAAGAAAATGGGTGATAAAGGTAAATATGATGCCAACAATCAAACAAAGACTTTAGTTGTCATGCAAGTATTAGCAGATAGTAAAAGTTTTTTTGAACAACCACAATTACCACAGATACAAGGATTTTTTGATAATAGAACTTTGCCAGATGGTGAAATAGTTGATAATAATATTCTCATGTACAACTTGTTTATGAACAATGATTTAGGACACAATGAATTGGTGGATTTACAATGGCAACAGAGATAGATGTAGGTGGTATTAAGTTTAGAGGTGGTAAACTATTCTTAATAATAACTATACTTAGTAGTTTTGTTGGTATTTTATGGGGTGGTTTTCAGTATTATCAAAAATTCTTGGATATGGAAAAAGCCATCTCTGAATTTCAAAGCCCAGATTTAAGCAAATATGATGAACAAATTGCAGTTCTGAAATCAGAGGTTTCAATGATATTAGAAGAAGTCACACTACTAAATTCAGTAATAGTTGACCAAAAAAATACACTTAGAGATGATATTAAAACCATGAAAGCTGATATAAGAGCCATAGACAAGGTAGTTAATGATATTGAAGATAGAGTTAAAGCTAATGAAAGAGAAATATCAGAAGATTTTAAGATTTTAGAAAAAGAAATAGATGATAAAATAAAGAAGGCACTTAATAACCCACTAGCAGGAGTACAATAATGGCAACACAGAAAGAATTAGAAAAGCAGTTAAAAGATATCAAAAAAGAAGTTAGAGAATTAAGAACTCATAATCAGTTCTTATTAGAGAGATTAGAGAAGGCACACGAAAGAAATGCCGAAATACGCAAACAGATGATGACTATGACATTTGATGATGTAGTCAAAAACCAAAAAGAATTAGCAGAATATCAAGAGAAAGTAGCTAAAGATAAAGAGTTGCTTGAAACATTTGACAAACAAGTAGAAGTGAAGTTAGATACCGCAGGGATTAACAATGGCGACACAATCAGAGAAAATCAACAAACTAGATAAAGAGATAGCCTTAATACAAAAGGATATCCATGTTATCAAAAACAATCATCTAAAGCATATTGAAACTGATATTAAAAAAATAAATTATGTTCTCTGGTCAGTTGGTATTTTAGTACTATCTAATCTCATTATCTTACTCAGAGATATTCTTATTTGAACATCCCTGCAATATTCCTTTTGGGATATATGTGCATAGCAGGGGAGTGCATTTCCATAAATGAAAAACACAAATCCGTAGAGGATTGCAAATTGAACGGAATGTATTTAAAGTCCATGCTAGATGAACAAAATATTCGCAAATATTTCTTTGTTTGTATTGATGCTAATTTCCCTACTTACTAGAGGTTCTAAATGGATGAGAAACAGCAAAAGGGCGTAGCATCCGAACTTATTGCTGAATACTATTTAACCAAAGCAGGATATTTTGTTTATACCAAAAAATCAGTTCAATCACCTGTGGACTTAGTAGCCATCAATCCAGATACAGGGGAAGTTCTTTTAGTAGATGTAAAAACAGCTAGTATCAGAATGACAGGCGGTCAAAAAGGTTCAACTATCCGCAGAGTATTATCAGAAGAACAAAAAAAACTAGGTGTTAATTTTCTCTATGTTTATGAGAATAAAATGTGCGAATTAGTTAGCTTTGATGGTGACACCGCTAACTCTAAAATACTCAATGAAGTATTATATTAAGGAGGTAAAATGACAGATAAAATAAACCCAACCTATTATAGAAAAAGCATAGAAGTATCAGATTTTATTGAAGAATATGACTTAAATTATTTTGAGGGAAATGTAATCAAATATGTGGTAAGACATAAATCTAAGAATGGACTAGAAGATTTGCAGAAAGCAAAATGGTACTTAGAAAGGTTGATTAAGAAATATGGACATTAGTAGATTAAGAGAAAGTATAATTGCCCATGAAGGTATTCGCTACAAAGCCTATGCCGACCCTATTCTTGGTGAAACAGCTATGACAACAGGAGTAGGACATTTAATAAGATTACCTCAAGAAGAAGAACTGCTTGAGAAAGAATTAACTATGGATGAGGTGATGGAAATATTAGATGGGGATATTGAAGTAGCTTTAAAAGATGCAAGAAGATTTATTGATGAAGATAGTATTCCAGAAGAAGCATTTGAGATTGTAGTTGAGATGAGTTTTCAATTAGGCTACCCAAGATTATCTGGTTTTAGAAATTTTCAATCTGCATTAAAAGAAAAAGATTTTGTAAAAGCATCAGCAGAGATGTTAGATAGTAAGTGGGCTAGACAAGTTCCTGCACGAGCCAAGAACTTATCTGATAAGATGGGTGAGATATAATGTGGGGAATGATTTTAAAACCACTAATGGGTGTTGCTATTGATGGTGTCAAAGGTTTTGTTGAAACTAAGAAATTAAAAAAAGAACAAAAACTAGCACAGATAAAAGCAGAAACTTCTGTATTAGAAAAACAAATCAAAGGTGAAATGGATTGGGATATAGAAGGTATAAAAAATACAAAAGGTTCATGGAAAGATGAGTACTTAACTATTTTATTTTCTATTCCATTATTATTATGCTTTTTACCTTTTACAGTTGATTATGTAGAAAGAGGATTTGAAGCATTAAGTAAAACTCCAGATTGGTATAAATATACTTTAGGGGTGATTGTATCTGCGAGTTTTGGTATAAAAGGCGCTACCAAATTTTTTGGTAAAAAGTAAGGAGTAGCAAATGATAGATATGATTAAAGATTGGTTTGAGGATTTTATGAAACTTAAATCATGGGTAAAAGTATTAGCAGTAGTGATACTTGTTGTTCTTTTACATCATTGGGTATTACACTAAGTGATAACCACTACCTCATCACTATCAGTTTTAATTAAGCCAAGAATAATTGGTAGTAAAGGTAGAACTTTCAAAAAACTTTCATTCGGAAAGATAAAAATAAAAAAACCTAAATTAAGAATAGGGAAAATAAAAAAGGCGAGATGAGTACTACCTCGCCTTTTGATATACACACAAACTTGTCCTTTCGTTTGTTAGGGTGAGTATAATGAAAAAAGAAACTCATACAATACTGTATCTTGAGTTTTACGACCATTCCTCCTCCACTAATGAATGGCAATCTTATAAAGAAATTCTTACTGACTTAAACCCCTCTAATAACATTATGAAGGTAGTAGGCAAACTCTTAGCAGAAGATGATATTTGCTATAAATTAACCACTATGTGGGGTGATGATTGTGCAGGTTCTGGGCATTCTATTATTAAATCCACTATTGAACGAGAACTAAGGTGGGAAGTGCCTATATTATCCCCTAAAAAGCGGTTTTAAGCCCTCTAGAGGGGGTATTTAGCATTTTTGTGAGGTTAGATTGGGCTACCTCGTTAAAGATAGCCCAAACAGGAGGAATAGTGTTAAAAGAAAATGTTTATGCTAAAAACACTAGCTAAAATCTAGCAACTTATAGAGATAATTCAATTCCCAAATAATTATAAAAATAATTATAAATTAGTTATTGCAAAAATTATAAATTAGTTTACAACTTTTAATTATGAACAAACAGGAGGTTCAAATAATGAAATACGAAATAAATTCAAAAGAACATTTAATTCTTATGATGGGTTTGCATTGTTATAAAGACGGATTAAAAAACGACCTTAAAAACAAAGCAAGATATCTGACTGATTGGAATGGCAACATTTCAGAAAAGACTAGAAATGAAATGAATACTGCTATCAGAAATATAGATGTGTTGATGGCTAAAATGAATAATGAACAAAAAGTTGAATGGAAAAAGCAGGAGGTAAAATAATGTTAAACACAAAGGAGAATATAAAGATGAAAAATAATTATGATGTAATTTACTCAGATTGGCGAGATGGAGAAAAAGTAAAATGTAATTACTATCAACACACCTTAGAGCAAATTATTGATGAATTTGAACAAGGTTGGAAAAGTTGGGATACTTTGGAATTTGTTTTATTAAATTCTAAAGTTGTTTGGTCAAGAGAGGATAATTAAAATGTTAAACGAAATACTTACATTAATTGTTCATATCGGAATGATTGGTTTTACACTTTATTTTGTAAAGGAGTTGTTCAATGACTAAAACAAAACTTAAAGTCAAATTAGATTGGGAGTTTGTTATTGACTTATCAACTAAAAGAGAAACTTGCACAGCTTGTAATGGTGCAGGTCAAGTTAAAGTTGATGATTTAGATATCAAAAGAGATGGATGTGATGAATGTGTTTCGTCTGGTTTTTTTGATGCACAAATAGAAAATATTCTCACTGAAAGTGGTAATCAGTATTTTTTAAAAAAATATATAACTGATACTGATATGGAAAAAATGTTTTTGATTAAAGATTTGTTAAGACTAAGGCAAAAATATTTTGAATGTTATGAAATGAAACCATATCAAGAAGAACCTAAATTTTTAAAAATAGAAAGGAGGTAATAATGACTGACATCAAAGCTAAAATACTAAAGTTTGGTGGTAAACAGAAATCAACGGAAATGTTTACTACCATTAAAGTAAGAAAAAAAGATGTAGTGAAGATTAGACAAACTTTAAAAGATATGGGTTTATCTATGACACTAACAGATGCGTTCACATTCGCAGTCAACAACACATTCGGAGGTAAATAATGAAAGAAGATGTTTGTGAAGTATGTAATGGAAATGACTATATTTACTTAGATGGTATAGTAGAACCATGTCCATTATGTACCCATTTAGGAAAGCTATATGAACCAGAGGAGGTGGAAAATGAAACCAGAACTGAAACCCTTTCAACACATCATTGATATTTTATTTAATCGTGATGGATGGATTAAGCTACCATTATTTGACAGGCAGGAGGTTAAAATAAATGGCGAAACTAAGCACACTACTGTTGCTACTACTAGCAAGTTGTACATATACCCCAATAAATGATAGCAAAGGCAACAGAGGAAGCGAGGTAGCAATGGATTTTACTGATGACTTGCAAACTTGCAGAAGTATAGCTGCTGAAAATACATCAAATGTTATTGAAGCAACTAAGGTTGTCTATAATTGGTATGTGCGACCCTCACTTCTTTGGCTACCAGATAAGTGGGAATACGACTATAAACAAATGGTAAATACTTGCATGACAAACAGAGGTCATAGTATATTATCGAAAAACTAAGACAGGAGGTCTTAATGACAAAACTACTAGAGGCGTTAGAGAACGCTAAACAAAACTTTAAAACTTTAGAGAAAAGTGGAAAGAATAATTTTTTTAAAACACAAAATGGTGTTCACACTTATTCTACACTAGAAGATATTTTTAAATCTTGTAAAGACGCACTTTATGAGAATAAATTATCTCTACACTATACTCTTAGCTTTGAAGATAACATTCAGTATCTAATAACAACACTAACTCATATTGATACTAATGAATCAATACATTCTAAATCAGCAATCGGAACAGTACAAAGTACACCCCAACAAATTGGAAGTGGTATAACTTATTTTAGAAGATACCACATTCAAGCTATGCTGAACCTAGAAGCAGATTTTGATGATGATGGAAATATTGCATCAAATGTAAAACAACCTACCCAACAAACAACAAAACCGAAAGGACTATAATGTTAAATTTTAATTTATTTAAAAATGACAGAAAGTTGGAAGGTGATAATCAACCATTATACAAGAACGCAACAGTTGTTGTTGATGAAGATATCATCCTAAAAGCAGGACAGAAATATGAAATTGCACTCTGGAAAAAAGACAAAACCAAAGATGGTAGAGATGCAGATTTTTTAAGTGTTTCTGTTAAAGAAAATAATTTTAGTATTAATACGGAAGTACAAGAAACTGACAAACCGCCGTTCTAAAATTATTAAAGATAAGAAATATATGCAGTGGGTGTGTGAAAACCACCCCTGCTATATTTGTAATTTAGAAGGAAGATTAAATTATTCTCAAATACAATTTCATCATCTTCAAGGAAAGTATCGAGTAGGTGCTATGATTAGAGATGACAGTGTTGGCATACCTTTATGTTTTTCTTGTCATTCTATATTCCATAAACGAGGTGAAAGGTTATATTGGGAAGAAATAAACATAGACCCAATACACTATGCTAAAGAACTCTGGGAGGAGTATAATGAAACTAGAAAACTTTAAGAAATGGGATTTACTCCCTATGTCACCATCCAAATTAAATGGATATAGAAACTATACTTGCCAATTTATTATAGAGAAAATCTATAAAAGATTAGGCACTTCATCACCTGCCGCATTTGCAGGGAATACAGTAGAACCTATGCTATATGATTATTTGATAGGTAAACAAATAAATCAGAAAGAATATTTATCTAAATTTAAAAAAGAAACTTTAGATTATCCTATTAGAGAAGATGTAGATAAGTATGAAAAACTAATACCTAAAATGTTTGAACAAGCGAAAGCATTTAGAGATGTGGTAGCTGATAAAGAATTACATTCTTATCAAGAAGAACTATTTACTGAAGTCTTAGGAATACCATTTAGAGGTTTTAGCGACTTT